GCTGCTGCCCCGACTCACACTGTCACCGTTGACCACGGAACTCCGAGTTCTGATGGCGGTACCCCGAACAGTGTGAAAGGGTCGAACCATGAGAGACTCGCCGCGGCCTTCGCTCAGGCAACCGGTGGACAGAAGCTTACCAATGAGCCCCTGACAGTTGAGAAGCTGTCAGGGGTTCAGGGTCTACCTGAAGGTGAATTCAAGGGTATCGATTACAACAAGACAATCAACGAACTGCCTGATGACGCGAAGAAGATTCTTGCAAACCTTCGCTCCGACTACACCCGCAAGACTCAGGAGCTTTCCTCAAAGCAGAAAGAGCTGGAGAGTCAGCGTCAGGCGCTGATGGAGAGTGATGCGTATCGGAACATTCAGTCAAAGGCGGGCGAGGCCCGGGTCGATGCTGACCCTTTCGACCCGCAGGCCTTTAACCAGCGCATCGAGCAGGAGGTTGCGAAGCGCCTCGCTGATGTCCTGAAGCCGATGCAGACCGAGTACGAGTCCCAGCAGCGCCGTCAAAAGCTTGAGCGCTTCAAGTCGGAGAATCCTGACCTTGAAACCTACAAGACTGAGATTGTCGAGGTCCTGAAGACAAATGACAACCTCAACTTGGAGCAGGCCTACTACCTTGTGAAGGGCAAGACTCAGACCCAGAAGCTTCGTCAGGCTGAGCAGGAACTTGTCGCTTACAAGACTGCCGCGAAAGACTACGGACTAAAGGTGAGTGTCGGCTCTGTCAATTCAGGTCCGCTCAAACCCCCAGCTTCAGTAAAGAGAGATGCCTACTGTGTTTATAGATGGCTTCAAGCAAATCAAAAGGCGTAGTTAGGAAAAAATGGTGTGTCTATTAGGAGCGGCCCTCTTCCGAGACAAGCTTCCTCCGAACCCCCGGCAATCCGGACAAGGTAAATGGGCACTTGGTCTAATCAATCAACAATCAATAGGAGATTTGGAAAATGGCTGCTATCAGCAATGACATCCTCAGCTCCACCCTGCGCATTCTTCTTGATGAGGCAGTCGACAACCTTTACCGTTCGACTCCCCTCCTTGACCAGATTCGCGCTGACGGTGGTCTTGAGCTTTACGACGGGGGCTCTCAGCTCGACGTCCCCCTGATTCTCGAGGAGCACTCCTCAATCACCCAGATGAGCTCAGGCTATGAGCCCATCAACCTCGCCGTGCAGGACGCACTCCGTCAGGCCCAGTTCGGTTGGTGCGACTTCATCGCCCCCATCGTCATCACCCAGCGTGAGGAGCTCTCCAACAAGGGCGACCGTGCGGTTCTCAGCATTGCTGAGGCCCGTATGAAGTCCGTGATGGGCACTCTCCGTCGTGAGTGGGAAAGGCAGGCTGTGGCTGGTACCTCTACCATCCTCAGCGACATGCTTACCCTCAACGGTGGCGCGAGCGGCACAGGCTTCCTCGAAGGCCTTGCTGTTACGACCCAGAACAACACCGTCGGTGGCCTCTCCAAGGCTACCTTCCGCGAGCTTGAGAATCAGTTCGTCGATGCGGCTACGACTCTCAGCATTCCTGAGATGGCTAACCTCATGATTAACTGCCAGATTAAGACTCCGGACGGCACGGCTCCCAACCTCATCCTCGCCTCGCCGCTCTTCTACCAGACCTACAAGGGTCTGCTCTTCACGAACGAGCGTTACGTTGATGAGTCTACCCTCGACGGTGGTCGCCTCGCCCTGGCATTCAACACCGCCAAGATGTACGTTGACAGCTTCCTTCCTGCAACTTCGGATGCCGGTAATGCTCTGTCGGCTTACTTCCTCAACACGAAGTTCCTCAAGGTCGGCTTCGACTCCGATGCGAACTTCAAGATGAGTGACTTCGAGACTGTGTCTGGCTACGCTGCTCGCTCTGCGAACATCTACGTCCGCACTCAGCTCTACTTCCACCACCTTGCTTCCCAGGGCGTCCTGGTCAGAGGAGAATCGTAATCATGGCTACCTCTACTAACATTCAGTATCTCGTTGGTACTGCTAAGGATGAGTTCGGCGCCACCGTTCAGATTGGCGCCGGCACTTCTGACCGTCGTCAGATTGAGACTTTCCTCGCCGGTGCTGCTATCACCGCTGGTGACTGGGTCCAGTTTGACACGGCGGCCACAGGCGCCTCCAAGGTGCTCACCGTCATTCAGGCCACCGCCAACGGCTTGGGCAATCCCCTTGTCTGCGGTGTGGCTCTGACCGCTGCCACGGTTGCAGGACAGACAGTTGACGTTGTTGTCGGTGGATACGTTGCTTCGGCTAACGTCGCCAACGCTGTCGCAGCTGCTGGTGTGGCTCTGACCGTCGAGGCAGCTGGCGCAGGCCAGGCTGTTGCAATCACTGCTGCAGACACCGGCCCCGCTTGCGGTGTTTCACTCTCTGCCCCGGTCGCCAACAGGGCCGAGGTGTGGGTCTACAAGCAGTTCTAATAGAACGGCTTCGTAGTTGAAGGGCCGTCCTCTTTGCAGGGGGCGGCCCTTTTTGCAGGAAAATGCGGGGGTGTTATTAGGAGACTTCATCCTGTGAATCTGAAGCAAATCAAGGACATGATATTCTCCATCACGGATTACAACCCTGATGTCGAGACTTACCAAAATGAGGTGACTCGTATCGTCAACGAGGTGTATGAAGACTTCTTCAGCTCTCGCCCGTGGACATTCTCTCAGAAAGAGATTGACATGTACACGATGCCTGACGTTACGGTGGCGAATGCGGTCATCACATCGACCACGCCTGCTGACCCACAGTCACATCTTGTTACGAATGTTGGTGCCATTGCAGCTGACCCACGATATGAGGGCAGCATCCTGCAGGTCACCAATGCGACAGACGCAACTGACCAGGGCGAATACTTCATTGACTCTTGCGACACACTGACCCAAATCTTTGTGTCCAAGAAAGCTATCTACGGCAGCCCAGCCTGGACGACAACCACCAATCCGGTTACCGTTGTCGCTAAGCAACGTTACATCACACTGCCTGATGACTGTGTTGTTCCCCTTGGCGTTTCAGTTCGCGACCCGACGACCACAACTGGACCTGGTCCTTACGGTCCCATCTTTGAGCTCAACCGTCGTGATGACGCTGAGATGGGACTCTGGCTTGACAGCACGGGCACACCCAACAGCTGGGTTCCATATGATAACGTGCCTGGCGGTGAGCTTGATGTGTCTGACTTTCCTCCACTCCCAGGTGACCTGGCCGTGACCACAAATCCCTGCCCAGCAGGAGAGGCGTGGCCCCCGGGAGAGTACGAGTTCTTCCTTGCATACAGATTCAGAGGTCACATCGGTCCTCTTGGCGATGCGGTCAAGCTCACCATTCCTGGTGCCGCGAGTCTCAAGCCCAGGTTCACAACGCGGGACACGACGCTCAGCGGAATGGCAGGCCTCCACAAGCACATCTTCTACAAGATTGTAGCAATCACTGCAACGGGTTACGGTGACGACCTTATTCGTGACATGAATGCTTTTAGCATGACAGTCACTCCTGTTCCTGCTACACCTGGAACTGGCGCAATTATCGGTCAGAAGTTCTACATTCCTGATGAGAACATCTCCATCGACACACCACCTGACTGGCTTGGTGGAGTGAACTCAAACGAGCAGAAGCTGCGGTCGGTTCCTCGCGCGCCGGACTTCACTGAGGGGACTTACTGGCGTATTCGTCTGCATCCACGCCCGAACTTCTACATGCCAATCAGAGTTAGATACATCCGAAAGTGCCACAGCCTCGTTGCTGATACTGACACTCCTGAGATGCCGCCTGACACGCATCGCTACATTGTCTATCGCTCCTGTGAGGAACTCTTCTCAAAGCACAATGCGCTTCCTCAGGCCCAGCTTTACAAGACTAAGGCGGACGCTGAGGAGAAGCGACTTGCAGCACAGTGGCTCACACAGCGTGCGGCTTCCTATGTCAAGGGTGCTTTCAGGTCAGGTCCTGGTTACTACAAGCCCTTCCGCCGGTTGATTCAACTCCCATGATTATCCCTAAGAAGCAAGAGTTCACACCTATCAAAGGTGTTGATGTTCGTGAACCGCAGCCTGAGGGTGTCTCGTCACAGCTCATCAATGCCGTCTACAACTCTGAGATTCAATCCTGGTCCAACGACCTTGGATATGAGCGATACTTCCCAAACAGGACTTCCTTCACACCTTTTCCCACCACTCCAGTCAACTCTCTCTACAACTTTGAACGTCACAACGGCGCTCAGCAGTGGTTGCTTTTCGAGAGTGGTGGGACCCTCTACTATGTTGTCGGTAATAACACAGGTAATGTCGTTACACTGAGAACCGGCCGCACAGTTCCTGCACCCGGTGAGCCTGGCTCCTGGTTCAACGTCTTCAGTCGATACGCTGTCATTACCAATGGACTTGACTCTCCGCTGAAGTATCGTGGGTACACGCAGCTTCAGCAGTTGGGCTGGGACCGTAAGCCTAATCCTCCTACACCTGCTGCGCTGGCCCCCAATCCCAACAGCAACACAACAAGGTTGCAGAGCCAACCAGCCACTGTCACACTAAGCACAGTCAACAGCGCTCTACGTGCTACCTCATTTGCTTCTGATGACACTCAGGGACTCGGTGACCCAACCGCAGCTGCCTTGAACAAGTACTACTGGAAGGTTGCACTCATCAATGAGAACGGTTCAGTCAGCCCTGTCTCTGTGCCTTCTTTAGCGCTAAGGTGGACAACGACCGCCGACACATTCGGCAATCTCAACTCGATGGTGTGCTACCTTTCCAACCTGCCTATAGGTCCAAAAGGTACAGTTGGGCGCCTGCTCTATAGGACTAAGAATCAAGGCCCTGCCACGTCAGATGATGCGAACTTCTACTTTGTGACCTACATTGAAAACAACACTCAGACAACTTACTTCGATGAAAAGTCTGATGCTGAGTTGGGTTCTCTGGCACCTAACGATTCTGACTCCATCACATTCCCAGCCCCTCAGTGCAAGTACTCAGCAACTTTCAAGGGTTGTCTTTTCGTAGATGGCGGCCAGGCAGACGGCACTAAACTTTTCTACTCTGAGGCACTGCAACTTGACACCTACAAAGCATCTAGCATCATTGACCTGGGCACCCGCAAAGGTGGAAACATCACAGGTCTCTACACCTACTACAACCAACTCCTCGTCTTCAGAGACTCAGCCATCGACATGGTCAGGGGTGATGCATCTAGCGGGTTCCAACTCGTCCCATTCGCTCAGGGAATTGGCACCAAATCGCCCCACACTATTACGTTTGTCCCGGGACTCGGTGTCCTCTTCCTTGGAAATGACGGAGTCTACGCAATCAGCGGAGGCCTCGACGGGGGCTCAACTCTCAGCATCAATAACATATCTCAAGGCATCGGAACTCTCCTCGAAAAGCGAGCCGTAGACGTTCTTGGTCAGGCCTGTGCAGCCTACAGTCCTAAGTTCAAGGAGTGGCAGTGCTACTTCCCAGCCTTTGGAACTGACAACAAGATAATGGGCATCGTCTACCACATAGAAGGCGGATACTGGTCACAGCGTCAGGACATCAAGGTAGGTGCGGT